CAGGTCTAGTCCAAGCAGGGCTACTCACTCCTGATGATGAGCTCGAGCGAGCAATCAGAGAGAGACTCGGCGCGGGTGTATTGCCTGATGAAGCTGAGCGCTCACCCATCTCAAGAGTCTCTGCTGTGGGTGGTGGTGGCTCAGTCTCAGCGCTCGCTGAGCAGCTCATCAGGAGACGCCGAGATGGTTAAGCGGATTAAAATCAAATACAGCATCCCTGATAAATACTCTCACATAGACTTCACCCCACCACGAGGCGCACAGAAGGCGGCTAAGCGAGCGCTAGAGGTAAGATCTTCTAAGCCCTCCTCTCAGCGTGGGATGACTCCCGTCGGCATCGCGCGCGCTCGGGACCTCAGCGCGGGCAAGCAGCTATCTCCTGAGACAGTCAAGAGGATGCTCGCTTACTTCACCCGCCATGAGGTCGATAAGCAAGGTTCCACGTGGAACACTCAGGGCAAGGGCTGGCAGGCGTGGCAGGGTTGGGGAGGTGATGCCGGTTTTGCTTGGGCTAGAAAGGTAGTTGCGCAGATGGACTCAGCAGACAAGAAGACGCAAGCGCTCAGAGCTTATGGTGAAGCCATCCAACTCTCAGAGGCGCCATCTTACAATGTCCCCGATGGGCTCACCATCGGTCGACCATTCAAGACTCTCTCACTCGGTCAGGTGAGCTCACGCATGAGCGGTGAAGCCATCGGCAAAGAGATTGACCTAGAGATGCTCGGCGAGATGCTGAGAGTCTATCAAGAGCGCAAAGATGCAGATCCAGTCATCATCGACTGGCAACATGCCACCTCACCCTTTAACGGTGGCCCTCCTGCTCCACCGGAGAGCGGGAACGCGCTTGGCTTAATCGTTGATTTAGAACTCAGAGACGATGGCCTTTATGCTGTCCCTGCCTACAACGAGCGCGGCTTGAACGTGGTCAAAGAGGCGGGAGGCGTCTTGTGGTCTTCGCCTGAGTTCATCACCGGCGATGTATTTGACCGTAATGGAGGGGAGAAAGTCGGCTCGGCTCAACTCCTCGCTATCACCCTCACCCCTCGGCCTGCACAGTCTCACGACAAGATAAGCCGAGTAACCCTATCAGAAAGGCTAAACATGGATATTGAGTCTATGTCACCTGATGAGCTCAAGGCTGCTCTTGTCGCGAAAGACGAGATGGTCAAGGAGCTCGAAGAGATGATCAAAGAAATGAAGGCTGACGCTGAGGCCAACATGAAGACCGAATCAGAAGATGACAAGGCTGAGATGGCCGAGAAGTCAGAAGATGAGAAGTCTGAGATGAAGGCTGAGTCAGAAGAAGACAAAGAGAAGAAGATGGGCTATCAGAAGATGAGCGAAACCATCGAGAGCGACATCAACCTTCTCTCTGAGGTTCAACTTCTACGCGAGTCACTCGCAGAGCTCACCGCTGAGCGTGACGCTATCAAACGTGATCAGGCTGTTAGCGCTCTACTCTCAGAGGGCAAGATCTCACCTGCTGAGCAAGCAGTAGCTGGCAAGGCGTGGGATCTCAAAGACTCATCACCTGAGTTTTGGCAGATGTTCAACGAGCGCTCAGCCTCTTCCGCTGTCCCTCTCACTGAGGTGGGGCATGGTGCAAGCGGCGCTGAGATCTCACAGCAGACTCTTAATGAGGCTGTTCTTAAGCTCAAGCAAGAGAAGGGCGTCACATATAGCGAAGCGCTTGACCTCTTCCGCGCTGAGAATCCCGACTACTATAATAAGGCCTTTGGAGTTTAATCATGGCTACTACTGACAACATCGTATCATTCGTGGCTAACTCAGCGATCACTGAGTTTGCTCTTGTCTCTGTTTTGTCAACTGGAAAGATCCAAGTCACAGCCTCAGAAGATGAGACTAACTGTGTTGGGATCGCTCAGCGTGCATGCTCAGCAGGTGACTCTGTTGAGGTCGTTGTACTCGGCAAGTCTCGCGCTATTGCAGGCGGCGCTATTGCACCAGCTACCATGAATCTTCTCATGTCCGACGCCTCAGGGCATCTCGTCGCATTTGATGAGGGTGCAGGCAACTATGCTGTAGCTCGCATGATCCCCAACATTAACCAAACAGGCGCTTCAGCAGGTGATCAAATCACTGTTGTCTTTACCGGCCCTGTTGCTCTAACTGCATCTTAAGGAGCTGACTAATGGCTAGTTCATACAGTAATCTGCATCCAGTCGACCAAATCCTATCCAACCTCGTCGTTGAGGCTGTCCCAAGTGATGACCAGCTCATCGCTGATAAAGTCTTTGAGAGCATCAAGGTTCCTGAGCGATCAGGCACCATCTTGCTTGAGGAGACTCGAAACTTCATGGGCGCTGGCGCGGGTCTTGACCTCGAGCGCGCACCAGGGAGCTCACGCGCCAACATCGGTGGATTCGACCGCTCAAGCACCACCTTCAAGGCGAAGATCTACGCGGCTCAAGACTCCATCGCAATGGAGGACATCTTTGACTCTCAGTATCCAGGGAGCGAAGAGGCACGCATCGCAAAGAAGGTCGCTCGAGTGATGAAGCTCGCTAAAGAGAAGCGCGCTGCTGATCTCCTCTTCAGCACCTCGCTCTTTGCAGGCTACACCTCAGCACCTGCTACTAAGTTTGACGCTGTTGGCGCTGAGCCTCTCACTACCTTGCACAGCCTCAAAGATACCGTTTACTCAAACGCTCATGGGATCAACCCTGACACCATGATCTTAGGCCGTGACGTCTTCCGCGCTCTTGCTCGTAATCCTGAAGTCCGTGGCTATGTTGGAGACAGCTCTAGCGGGATCGCTTCAGGCAATCGCATCTTGGCAGATGAGGCGGTTCTCTCTGTGCTTCGTGATGTGCTCGGTATCCCCAACATCATGGTAGGTGCTGCGCTTCGAGACACCGCTGTTCCTGGCGCGGCTAGCTCTGAGGCTTACATCTGGGATCGTGAGACGATCTTCATGGGTATCCTACGCGGCTCAGATGCCATCGTTCAAAAGAGCGGTAATGTTAAGGGCATGCCAACGGCAGCGCTTAACCTCGAGTTTGGTGGCATGATCGCGGGTCAGTATGACTCATTAGATCGTACTCGGCGCTATGTCTACGCTGAGGAGGTCCACAGCTTCAAGCTCATCGATGCTTCTCTTGGTTACGTCCTCAACGACTGTTTGACCTGAGTGTGAGTTGATGCTTGAGGCTAGCCACATACATCTCTCAGAGGATGCGGACCAGCTCGCCATTGATGATCTGTCTCGACAGGTCAAGGGCGAGCGTGGGCCGGTGGCTAGCCTTATTCGTGCTCGTCGCGATCAACTCAGAGCAGAGGTAGAAGCTGAGCGGGGCTTCACCCTTGCTCTAAAGCGAGCACGAAAACAGATCGTCGACCTCATGACTATGCAGTCAGTGAGCAATGATCCTCAGCTCTTGATGAGCTTCACAGATGAGCAGATATTAGACCTCATCTTACGTGGTGGGCTCGGCTTGGCTGTCGATGACTTCATCGAGGCCACCACGAGAATCAGAGCAAGCGTTGAGAAATCGCTTGAGGTGATAGGCGTCGATCTATCCCCTGAGGCTATTCCTCAACTTGACCTGATCCAAGCGCAAGCGGCGAGCGCTGTCTTTGAAGACGTAATAGCGCCGGACTTCACCAAGGCGGTGAAGACCTCTCTGCGCTCGATGACTCTATCCATCCCGATGGAGATCATTAAGAGCGACCTAGAGAGACAACTAGAGAGGGCAGAGGGGCGACAGCTCACCGAGATCAAAACACAGATCTCAGAGTATGGACGCTCAGTGACAGCGGTGGCGGCGGCGGCTGCTGATCTCAACTACTATCTCTACACCGGCCCACGAGATGGGATCACTCGGCCCTTCTGTCGAGCGCTGATTAATCTCGTGGTCGATGAGACGCAGATGAGCAAGCTCAACAACAATCAAGGGCGACCGGTTAAGATCGCGTGTGGTGGCTACAACTGCCGACACTCTTGGAGCCCTGTTACTGAGAGCTTCATCAAGGCGGCTGATCTTGAGCGCGCCAAGGCGAGTGATATAAGCAAAGCTAATGCAGGAGCAAAGAAGCGATGAGAAAAGCAGTCAAAGGCCAAACACACTTCTTCTCTTGGAACCCTCCTCAACCCTACTCAGGAGCTCCATCACTCACCATCGGATTTAGTACACCTCTCACTGATGAGGCGTTCACCAAGTCGCGTGATGATGTGACAGTGACAGCGGTGGCAAATGACCGGCGCACACTCACGCTCAGTGAGGCGGTGGCTACTCAGCTTGAGCGCTATGAGATCAACGCCTTCATCAAGACTACTCGTGACACCTTTTATGCAGTCAAGGTGAGCAGGCTAGGAGGAACCAGCGCCATCTTAGCTGAGCCTCTGCCTAGAGAGTTAGACCTGAGTGGCACTGTGACGCTCAACTTTGCGATGAGCTATGTTAATCTCACCGCGCTTCAAACAGCCACGGCGGGTGTCTATCCATACACCATCAAATACGCTGATCTAGCTGGTGATAATCACGTTGAGACAGGACTGCTCAAAGTCACTCCTAGACCGTTCAACACCGGCCTAGATCATGATGAGCTTGTGGGTCAATTCGCCAACCTCGCTGATAAGGTGCCACGCCGTCAGAGTGATTTCACACCTCAGATTGAGGCGGCGCTTGATGAGATTATCTTGGTGATCCGTGATCATGTCATAGCTGACAATGTGACTGAGGATGAGGTCTTCAATCAGCAGAGTTTCAAGCGCGCTCATGCTTACTGCTCAGCTGCCATGATCTATGAAATGAATATGCAGTTCGACGCCGCCGAGACAATGAGGGCTAGATGTCGTGAGTTGCTAGACATCGCTCTACGTTCAATCACCTTGGATCTCGATGGTGATGGGGTGGTTGATGAGGGTGAGGAGAACCTAAGGCGCAAGGGTGGAAGCTCCACCGACTTTAGAGCTTCATGGTCTAGCTATGTGAAGAGTGAGAACGATAGCCGCTTCACACCAGTTAGAGGGATGAGGCACTAATGCCGAATCAGGTAAACATCAAGGTTCCGCGCTCTCTGTGGACCGCTAAGGATACACTGAGGCTGGCGCAGAACACGCTTGCATCTATCAAGCTCAGAACCTCGAGAGGGCTTGACGCTGATGGTCGACCGTTCAAGCCATACTCAACCACACCTCTCTATGTCTCCAAGCGTGGCGCTCGTCTGAAGCCCAAAGGAGGGCGACCATCTAGGACGGGTGAGAGCGTCTACTATGAGGGTGGCTATCAGCAGTATAAAGAGGAGAGCAGGCGTCGAGGCAGCGGAAGTGACAGCGCTGAGGTTGATCTAGTCCTCTCAGGGAACATGATGAACAATCTGATAGTGAAGCAAGCCACTGAGGACATGTTTGTCATCGGCCTCAGTGACAAGGCTCAGTATGGGTACGTGGTCAATCAAGATCGTCAGTTCCTTGGCTTAAGTCCTCAGGATATTGAGATTCTCGTTGAGGCAGTTAAGCTATCCATCAGAAAGAAGATCAAATGAGCCAAGGCATTTTTTCAGCGCTGGAATACCTAGAGACTCAGCTCGAGGCGACGTCACCCAAGAGTGACATTTATCATGGCTTTGTGGCTCACGCTCGAGCTGATGGGATGGTTGTCCCATTAGAGGAGCGCTTCAACAGCAATCGATACTTTCAGCTTGATATCGCTGAGATGCCGAGCGACGACGGCGCGGCAGGGCTGAGCGGTAGACGCCGCGCGCTCATCGACCTCAGGGTGAGGTATGACATCCCTCATGATGTGGCCTATCTGCAGCGTCTCATGGCTGAGGATGCCGAGAGTCTTTTAGTCACTCTCAAAGGGCCTAACTATTCACTCGTCACAACTGGGATTGTGTCAGTCATTCCTGAGACACCCATCTATGAGCCCTTAAACCTCGGTGAGCAGGGTGTCTTCATCCTGACCATCCCCTTTACTCTGCTTTATTTGGAGGCATAACATGGCGGTAACACATCGCTCTTTGTCCATCGCTGTTGAAAGCTCATTTGGCTCACTCAGCGCTTCTACTGGTCTACCTGATAACTCAGGGCTCACTTATGTTTCTATCCCTTGTGAGCGTGACCCCATCATCATCCCTGGTGAGCCCGTGGTCAGTGAGCGCAATGATGCTCGAGATGGTAACTACATGCTACCTCCTGAGCCTGATACAGTTTGGTCAGGTGGCTCACGAGTTCGCCGGCGAACCGGCCAAGTTGTCGTTCGCGCCGACCTCACCACGATTGGATCAGCTGCGGATACCTACGCCGCCAACTACCTCGGCTACCTCCTCGGCGCTGGTATGAAGACCAAGCTTCCATCTGTGATCACTGACACAGTGACAGCGGTTGACGCCAACACATACACACCAGGGAGCGCACCGGCTGAGGCTGATATTGGAACGCTCGTGAGCACCTCTATCAGTGGCCGCGCTGAATACTCAGCGATAACTGACAACGCCGACGCTTCATCAGATGTCACCATCTCACCTGCTTTCTCATCCAGCTCTTACACTGCGGTGAGAGGTCTACAAACGTGGTACATCCCTGGGCGCACTGCGACAGGTGACAGAGAGCACTCACTATCATTCCGCATCGATGGAGTGAACTTCCGCTCGTATGCTTATGGCTGTGTATTGGAGAGCATGAGCATCACCCTTGATAACGGGCGTCTCATGGCTGACTTCACTTATCAAGCGGCGCTCATTCAGGATGATCACGGCTCAGCGGTTGGCCCCATCGAGCCAACTTACAACACCGGCGCGCCAGCCTTCTTCCGTGGTGCTTATGTGGTCGCCTCATCGACCTCACCCACCTCACTCACCAACGCTTCAACGGGTGACACCTTGGGACGCTTGGCGCTCGATGCTGAAGAATTCAGCCTCACTCTCACAAATACGCTCACACCTATGGGTCACTCTAATAGCATCATCGCTATGAGTGACATGGAGATCAGTGACGTTGTGGTTGAGCTGTCTCTGACTCTCAGCTCAGTTAACACCACCATCAGCAGCGACTTCTTCAACCGTACTGTGCGACAGATCATTGTAGGCACTGGCCCTCAGGGTGATGGGCTCGGTTGCGCTCTCATGCTTCCAGCGGCTCAGCTCACAGTTGACCCGAGCGCTTATGATGTGTCAGGTAATGACATTGTTCGTCAGCAGTTAACCTATCAACAGTCTCGCTTCGGTGGTGATGTAAGTGAGGCCGACGCTGGCAACTCACCCTTTAGATTAGGACTCGGCGTGTAATATGGCTCTCTCTTTCCTCTCCTCCTCAGATCAGACTCTTGACGTTGTGGTTACGTGTGACTCATCGGTGACAGCTGATGAAGCTCAGCGCTCAGCTTATCTCGAGTCAGGTGAGATTCAACAACTCGGCAAGGTCGGCAAAGACGCCACTAAGTTCACGCTTAAGGCCTTGTCACCTGCTGAGCGTGAGGAGGCAGAGGCGAGAGCAGGAGCACTCACACGCTCAGAACTCGGGCGACTCCTTTGGACTGAGGCGCCAACTGACACGATGGAGCGCGCTCAGTGGCATCACAAGCTGAGTGATGATGAGCGTGAGGCGATGAGCGATTATCAAGCTTATCTCAACCGAGTCTATAAAGAGATGATCAACGCTAGCCTCACCCACATTGATGGAGCTGAGGCGAGCGCTGACCAGCTCGAGCTGATCCGGCCTGAGGCTCATCGTATCCAAACAGTCAGCGAGCTTGTGCTGCACATTCAACGAATCAGTCTGCTAGGCCTTGAGGGAAAATAGCGCTCGCGGCTTCCGTTTGGCTTCGCCACTCAAGAGGCCGCGCTTGGGACTGTACCCAATGCCGAGCAAAGCCGGGGCTGAGGGCTCAGCGCGGGAACTGTGGTGGACCATTTCAGCAGGGTTTACCATCAGCTCAAAAGGATGAGCGCGGTTGGTTCGTGCCAGGTTATCGCGTCGCGCCGGATTGTGGAGAGGGATTCAGTGATCTTGAAATCAGGTCTTGTCCGGTGGCCGGTGCGAATAAGATGGCGTCTCTCATCTCGGCGTATCATCGACATCGAGCGGGGCTCTACTCCATCTCTGAGAGCTTCCCCCGTCCTAGTTGTGCAGTGATCGAGGCCATAGATATACTTCACAACAACACAGAATCAGCTCATTATAGAGAGCAAGAGCGAGCGATGAAGGAGGCCCAACATGGCGGCAAGTAATACCGTAGATATTGAAGTCAATCTAAAGGGTGCTGAGGCCGCCAAGAAAGGGCTCAACTCCATTGGTGAGTCAGCGGGTCAGATTGCTCAAAAGTTCGATCAGACCAACAGCCATCTAGGGGAAGGGTTAAGCAGCCTCACCGGAAATGTTGAGGAGATGGTTGGGTCTTTTGGTGAGCTAGGTGGAGCGATCAAGCAAGTGGGGAAGACTGGCGCTAAAGGCTTGCTCTTTATGCTTCCTGCTGTCGGTGGAGTAATAGCGGCGGGCATGGCTCTTTATGAAACATTCAACATGATCACCGGAGCCGCTCAAAGAGCTGAGGACGCTGAAGAAGCAATGGCGGCGGCGGCTTCTGATCTTCAGAGCAAGCTCGAGGCGCTCGCTGAGAAAGGCGTGATACCCACTGCTCAAGAGCTTTACAAGTTTATGAAGCTCAATATCGATGCTCAGATAGCTAAAGAGAAGCTACAGAAATCAATAGAGAAGCTGACTAGATCAGAGCAAAAGGCTAGAGAGTCAAGTGAGAAGATCATACAGCTTGAGAAGGAGAAAATTAAGCTTCATGAAGAAGCCAACAAGGTCAAAAAAGAGGGTGATTTTCTAGCTCAAAAAGCAGTCCACATTATGACTAAAGAGCTGATCGTTTCTCAAAACCTAGAGAAAGCTAAGGTTGATCAAGCTCAAGCTCAACACAACTATAATACTCAGTTAAGGGCGCTTATACCTATTCAAGAGGAGGTAGAGAGGAAGATCCGAGCATCTGCCACAGCTGAGAAAGAGTTTGAGGACCGCTCGGCAGAGTCAACGCTTGGAAGAGTCAAGGAGCTCTCGGCACGTCTTCAAAACATAAAGGTCATGAGCGCTGAGGTCATTTTAGAGGGCAATCTATTAGAGCTCAGAAAGGAAAGCATTGATAAAGAGAATAAGCTTTTAGCCATACAAGTGGAGAGGATTAAAAAGAACGCTCCAGAGCTAAGAGCTATTGAGCAGAGGTTGAAGGCTCAGCTTGCTATTTATAATGAAGAGGCAGTGGTCAGGGCCAACTCAGTAGCCAAACAAGCCGATATACGAAAGAAGGCAGCTGAAGAGGAAGAGGCTGAGAACAAGAAGAGATATGAAGCCTACAAGGCTCGTGCTCAACGTCGCCTGATTGAAGATAATCAAATCAGGATGCTTGAGATTGAGCAGATGAGGCTTCAAGGCGCTTCTATTGAGGAGGTCTTACAAGCTCGATATGAGGCAGAGATTAAGCTTGCAGGTAATAACGCTCAACGAAAGCTAGCCATCGATCTACGCTATGAGAACGAGCGCTTAAGGATTCAACAGGCAGCTGATCAGCAAGCCGAGCGACAAGCCGAGCAAGAGCGCAAGCGCGCTGAGCAAGAGCAGAAGAGAGCTGAGCAAGAGCGCCAACGCCTAGAAGCTCATCGGCGTCAGTTCTTATATGAGTCTCAAGCCTTTGATATCTCGATGATGAAAGAAGGCTCGAATAAAGAGTTAAGCCTCTTAGAGTTAAAATATCGCCAAGAGTTTGAAATGAAGGAGCGCTCAGAGGAGGAGATCACCGAGCTGTCGCGCCGATACAATATAGAGCGCGCCGCGATCATCCAACGCTATACCGATGAGGGGAATGTAGCCTTTAAGGAGTCGATGCAATCAATGGTCGATCAGCTCCCACAACTATTGGGCGCCTCGATATTCCAGCACTTCACCGACGCGAGCGCAGATGAGGCGAGAGAGAACCTTCATGAGCGCTATCAAGAGGATGTAAAGAGAGCAAAGAAGGCGGCGTCAAAGGTTGAGGGAACCTATAAGCAAAGAGTTGATGCAGTTAAAAAGGCCAACGAGCAAATCAATGAAATGACTCTCTTGTATCAGCAAGAGCGCGAAAAGATTGCAGAGCAGGAGAAGTCAGAGCTACCTCGAGCGATAGGAAATCTATTGTTGGCTCTCGGCCAGCAAGCTCTCATTGAGTCGCTGATGATGACTGCCAAAGGTATTGCGGCCGCCTATATCGAACCACAAGCGGCGGCGGGATATTTTGCAGGCGCGGGGGTTATGGCAGGCGCGGCAATTGCGGCAGGTGTGGCGGGCTCGAGCTTGGCAGGTAGTGGCGGCGGTGGTGGTGGTGGAGCAGCTGCCGCCGCTAGTGTCTCACCTCTCGGCTCACCTCAAGAGGCTCCTGAGGCAGAGAGAGAGCAAGCTAGGGATACTCAGATGGTGTTTAATATCAACTTCGGTGGGGCTGTCATCTATGACACCAAGGCCAGCGCTGAGCAGGCTTTGGCTGATCGAATAACCAACCTTCAGAATACGCCGAGACGCGGCGCACCCAGGAGGCGCTTCTAATGCCACTCAATAACCCTGCTCCTCAGTTCGGCCTTCTCACTGCGTATGATATGAGAGACTATTCAGGCGTTAAGATGTTCACTCGCAGTGGTGGCGCGGCTGTCAACATGATCACCTTCGCCAGCGGTGATGGGATATTTGAGGATCTAATCTTCTTACTTAATAGGCGTGCAGATGATGGGAATCTAACATGGTCAGGCGCTATGGATTTGGTCAACACATTTGGTACTTCATGGGTGGTGGGTATAGATGCAA